AGTGCAAACTGCGAGATGCACGTATAAACGAGCGTCTGGATCGGGAATATAACTGCGGAACCCATAGTAGCAAACTTGCGCAATTGTACAAGCTTGCTCACTCCAGCGAGACGTAAGTCTGCTGGAATATAGCAACTACGGGTTCTGCTGGCATGCAGTGCGTCTAAGAGAGGTCGATGAGTCTGTAAAACATACTCAACGAGACGAGTGGTCAATCGATCACTCGCTTCACTTAGATCTACCGTTGCATGCTCCCTAGTATAGGAAGCATGGCGTGCTTTCTCTTGACTCTTAGCTTGATTGCGAAAGTCAATTGAATCTGCGATTGCGGATTGAGAAATTACTTCCTCAAGCCACCGTTGCAGGCCGCCTTGAATCCACTGATGAGCAGTAGGTTCAGCTGCGATTAGACGAGGACTCTTCTGAGTCTTCGGCACTGATATCAGCTTCGAACTTGGCTCCCAGTCAGATGTTGGCGCGCTTTCCACAGTATGGGAAGCAAACCAGTCAAACGGGAAGACATTCTCGAGCTTGCGTGGCCAGTGGACGAAGTCATACTTAATGAACTTCGGATCACTGTCCGACACAACTCCGGGACCATGTTTCGGCCTTAATGACCAGACATCTAAGTCTCCGAAGGATGTTACGATAGCCCCACAAAGGGTTCGGAACTTATCCCAAGGTATACTAGGTCGAGACTCTTCTTCATCTAAGAAGGAGAGCTGAAGTTGCTGACGAGCAACTTCAAGATCTCCATATATGGGGTGACCGCTTCGCGGTCTCCATATAGGATGATCACTGTCCCAAGTATCAGGCCAAGAACGGACCATACGATTTTCAATAGACTCAAAAGAGTCAGTTGAGGCGTAGGTTCGGGCATCTTCACACTCCATCTTCAGTTTCTTCAACAGATAGTATATCTGCCGAAGAGCGAGGATAGAATATGGATCTGCATCATGCCGAATGATACCTTGATCGTCGAAAATGGAAACCCACAGTTCTGTAAAGAAGTGTGGATACACCGTTTTCCTCCAACGACCATGCCCATAAGGGCGTGACTCGTGGATACTACCCTGCTCAAGGCAGGCTTCGAACCACTTCCCACATTCGGGAAGAGTGATCGTCGCATAAGCGAGATCCTGGTGTCGCAGGCCTTTCTCATATTCCATGAGATAACGATAGGCGTAGAGACGATAAGTGGGGTGGTTAACTGCGATGTCATCAGACAACGCATGTACCAGCCGCAGCACTTGTAGAAGGTGGCTTTTCATTGTGAACCTTTCTAAAGGGGTTACAATCCATTGCTAACTTTTATCTACATCACTAGGTAATGATGCAGAAACCGCAGCTGTCGGCTATGCCGGCAGAGGCGGGGTTAAGATTCCCACCCAATGAGTCCGTCCTTCTGAGCGGACTCGAGTGTCTGGAAACCGGCGACAACCTGGCCTAGCCAGGTCGCATCCGAACCGAACGATTGGCGATATACGGTGGAAACCGTATATTTCTTCTCGACGGTGGTAGGAGTCGCATACACAATGTGTTCAAAGAACATATTGTGGCGGTCGAAAGATACACCAGTCTTTGCTTCGTTTTCCGTATTGTTACGGAACTGGAGAGTCATGGATTGAGTAGCATCCTTTTTGATGTACGTAGATCCATAATTATCCTGGTTTACGCGCGTAAGCACGTAAGCCACGGCATTGATGGTGATGGTGAGAGTGTTAGCAAACATAGTGCTATCCTAGCTTTCTGTGTTGAGGGCTACCTTGCCCTCTGAATGTACAGAGAAGCTAAGGTGGACAGTTGTCCTGCCGAAAGAATCGGTAGGACTCCTTGGAGTTGCTGGCCTAGCGTGTAGGTTACTGCTCGCTGATGGCGGACCAATCGTGAAGAACCTCCAGTTATCAAAAACTGGCGGTTCCCAGAGATGATGCGCTCAAAAGGAGCATGGCTTTCAGTGGTTACTGACTTAGTCATCACGGACACCTGAGACGGTGTCGCCACCAAGCGGTTTGAAGCCGCTATGATGTTTGAGACGTTGACGAAGTAATCGCCAAGCCATGACCAAGGTAAAGCCTTCCAAACCGCAAGCGGAATATTGTCGGCAGTTAAGCCGAGAATACGGCGTCTCAATTCGCCGTCCGAACGCGGATAAGGTGAATTGCCGTTCGCCTTCCATCTAACTACACCCCATCGTTTATACATTCGATTGTAATTAACGATGTTGTTGCCAGATGAGAAGCTGGTACTCCAGAGAGTAATGGTACGTGTACCACTCTCACTGTTAGTATCAAGAATGACCTTTCTCCTCATACCCCTCTTACCTGAATTATACAAAGTATCCATTTCTTTACGGCGTTTCTCAACGCTGTCCTGAAAGGATGCAATGGACTTCAGGTCCTCGATGAATGGCTTCATACCAAACTGGTATGCAAGGTTCGCCGAGGCAGCTTTCTTTGGTGATAATAAAGAAAGCGCAGGGCCTGCTCCAGCTCTGATAGCTGCAGCAAACTCTCCTCCTTGCCGGATCATATCCGGTATATCCTTGAGTTCCCAAAGGAACACAGGGAGTTGGAAAGAGGGCCGAGAGGGATTGGAAGCGGCAGCCGTTCGAGTGAACATCTGATCATTCACAGTCGGTGAAGACATGAATGTGCCCGTGTTGCTGTAAAAGCTAGACGGACAGTCATGAGCTTCGAAGATCGAATTTCTCCCATTGAGGATAGATCCGACCGTCGTCACATGAACAGCGTCAAAGGGGTTGGCCTGAAATCGGTTTCCCGATATTGAAATATTCAGGTCATCCTTCCAGGCCACGGCAGAAGTGGGGGTGGGTGTGTTCCCAGGGGGAGCAGCCCACCAACCATTAATGACGTGACTTTGGCTCTTGATTGCCACGGTACCTACAACTCCAAAACGAGGGACATAATGTCGAGGGTTGCTTGCGCAATCCTCTGAGGGCTCCG